TGAGGGATGGACGTCTGAGCATGATGACGCCTATCAAAATAGCGAACTGGCCGATGCAGCTGCCTGCTACGCGATTCACGCACACAATCAGGGTTTCTCTACTCCTGCGCATTGGCCGTGGTCCCCTGAGTGGTGGAAGCAGTCCGGAGCACGTCGCGACCTGGTGAAGGCTGGTGCGCTAATCCTGGCTGAAATTGAGCGGTTAGACCGCGCTGCTGGCATCACCACCAAAGGAGAGTGATATGATCCACTATCACGGCGGTCCAATAACGCCTGATACGTGCGCGCTGAAGGCGTGGAAGGGAAGGCACGCCTTCATATCATTTGCCCATTCAGGGCAGATTAATCTCGCAGCTGAATACTGCCAGTCCTTCGCCCTGGATAACGGTGCGTTCACGGCATGGAAAGCAGCTGGCAAAAACAAAATCGACTGGAGCGATTACTACGCTTTTGTTGAGCGCTGGAAGAATCATCCTGGCTTTGACTTCGCCATCATCCCTGACGTTATCGACGGCGGCGAGGAGGAAAACGAGGCGCTGCTAAATGAGTGGCCACACGGAGAATTCTTCGGTGTTCCTGTCTGGCACATGAATGAGAGTGACGAACGTTTTATTAAATTGTGCAAAGAGTATCCACGTGTCGCAATCGGGTCATGCGGAAACTATGACGTTAAGCGCCCTAATCTGGCAGTAGCGCGAATGAAAGACCTCATTCGCCACATTGTTGATGCTCACGGCCAGCCAGTCACGAAGTTGCACGGTCTGCGTATGCTGAATCCGCTGATTTTTACAAAATTACCTCTCGCCAGCGCAGACAGCACAAACGTCGCCAGAAATATCGGAATTGATAAAGCTTGGTCAGGATCCTATGCACCTGCCAGCAAAGAAACCCGCGCCGCTCTAATGGTAGAGCGCATTGAATCGTACAACAGTCCCGGCTCTCTCGCTTATTGCGAACAGCGTGACCGGTTCGACATGCAACTGCAATTAGCAGTGTAAGGACTAACCCATGACCACAATCACCAAAAAACAGCGCGCGGAGCTGCGCATGAAGTTCGGCGGTCGCTGCGCTTACTGCGGATGCGAGCTGGGCGATAAGTGGCACGCGGACCATGTTAAGCCGGTGATTCGTTTTGACGGCCAGATGCTTCACCAGGAACGCGACGACATCGCCAACCTTGTCCCGGCCTGCCACCCATGCAATCTGCATAAGCACTGCAGCAGCCTGGATGATTACCGCCGCATTATCGATGATGGCCGCCGGGAATTTCTCCGGTCGGGAAAAGGTAAGGCGCTGGTTCGCATGGGGCTGGTTGAGATGAAGCCCGACCCAGTTGTGTTCTGGTTCGAACAGTATCAAGAAGGAGCGACAGCATGACCACATTCACCAAAGAGCAGTTAGTAGAGCGTGCTAGCGCCGTTAAAGACAGACTTGAATGGGCACTGGCAGCAGTTCCAGGGCGAAAAGATGCCGAAATGGATTTGCACCTTGCTGAAATCGCGCTGGCATCGCTCGAAGCTGAGCCTGTGGCTATCAATGACAATATGGCTTACGCATTCCATCATGCGTTGTCTGATTCATCGCTGGGTGCTGATGAAGTAGAGGAAATTAAGACCGGATTACGTGCAGCATTCGCTAATGTCACCGCCCCGCCAGCGCCGGGAGTGCCGAATGATGTTTCCGGCCCGCTGGCGCATGCGTACAAAGAGCTGACTCCGCAAATCATGCGTAACCTGTTGGGTTGCTTCGAGCGTTACGGCACGCTGCCTGGCGACATGGTGGCAATCCAAGCGTTGCGCATCGCACTGGATGGAATCGAGCGCGCCGCCATGCTTCATGATGCCGAAAACGCCGAGTCGCTCAACAGCATCCAGACCGCTCCAGCACTGGATTCTTTATCAAATAATGCCGAGTCGCTCAGCAGCAACTCTCCGGTGATTCCGGATGGTTTTTGCGTAGCCGCTAAAACCAGCATCCCAGTAATATCAGATGGTTGGGTGGCTTTCAGTGAGCGGGAGCCTGAAAATAAACCAGGTAGTTACGAGTATCTGGTATTCGAGACGCTAAACAATGGCGTGCATCACGATTATTGGAATGTCCCTGATAATGGTGATGATTGTCAGTTTACGCCGTTCTGGAATCATTATGACCGTCATGTAACCCACTGGATGCCACTGCCAGCAGCACCGCAGCAGGAGGTCAACACATGAGGGGGCTACCACCAGCATGGCTTTTGGCTTTATGCCTTGCTCTTTTCCTTGTAACGAACGTACTTAATGCGGTTTATGCCAACTAAGGATTTTGCAAAATGGCACGTAACGCCACGGAAAGGGTGCTTAACGCCCACGGCCATCAATATTTCTGGTCTTCAACTGGTGCTGTTTACATCTGCTCTGTGTGCGGTACAGCCGAGCACAGCAACGGGGAATACTGGTGGGTAGGGCGCTGGTCCAAAACGGAGCCGCCATGCAGTAGCGACCGCCAGGCGCAGCGAGAATGGTACAACGCTGCCAATCGTGATCCAGAGTGGCCAGAAAGCCCGGACATGGATGTTAAAGATGACCGGTGAGCTTTATTTCAAGCTGGCCCGCGAACGCCGCCTGCATCTTCAGCAAATAGCCAGGCTAAAACGGGAGGTTGAAGAGCTCACAGCCAGGCTGAATTGTTACTCCACCTCTCAGAGCACGATCCCCCCAATTCAGATCACCATACCGGTACGCGAATGGATGGAAGAGTTTGGTATGCCCTGGGAGGTTTTCTACTGCTATGACCATAAGCAGTGGGTAGATGAGCTGGATAGCAGCTTTCCATATTTTGCAGATAACCGGTGCCCACGGTGCCGGGACGATGATAGTAATAGGAGATGAAATGAAAGGGATTATGCGTCTTGAGCATAGTGCAACGACAGATCCGCGGTGGACTGAACTTGTAAAAAATTACCAGCATGATTGGCCAGCCGCCGCTAAGAACATCTTTGGCATTACGCTAAGCCCGCAGCAGCTTCAGGTAATCCGAACCACTCAACAAGTCGGCAGTCGAACTACAGTCGCCACAGGAGATGGGACAGGAATAAGTCATGCTCTTGCCCTTGTAGCAATCCTTAGGGTCATCCTGTATCCGAAAGGTATGGCTCTTATCGTGAGCGAAGATATTAAGGCCGCACAAGAAGCGATCATGAAGTATCTCGTGTGGGAGTGGGGGCGTGCCCTTCAGAGTCACCCATGGCTTGATTTGTACTTCTGTCTGACTAACACCGGGTTAAAGGAGCGTAATGCCGGTGAAATGTGGGCCGTTATCTTTAAGGGATATCGTGTAGGTCGAGAAGAAGCGCTGGCCGGTTTTGCTTCAGATGCACTGACAGTGATTATCCCTGACGCAACCACTTTGGACGACCGTGCTTTTGACGTTTTACGCGGTGGGCTTGTTGGTGAAGATAATGCCCTGCTACTGGAATCAAGAGCAGATCAAGAATCCGGCTATTTCTACCGTTCTCACCATGAACTCTTTGATCAGTTCACTACCATCACTCTGAGCTCTGAAGATTCTCCATTCGTAACACCTAAATACCTTGAAATGAAGGCACAGGAATACGGTGGCCGCGATAGCGAAGAATATCGCGTTAAGATTCTTGGGTTGTTCGCTGGAGACGTCTATGACCCGCGATATCCAACAATGGGTTATAACCCAGGGAAGACCATGCCTGACTCAGATACAGGGCTATACGAAGTAAACCTTTCAGTTTTTGGGGCTGTTTCAGATCTTGGGCACAAGCTATTGGTTGAAGATAGCACTTTAAATAATTTGGACGGAATGCGCTGTGTGGGGTGGTTCCCAGGCATGGAAAAGGCGACCAACACTGAGCAAGTGATCGCCTATTACGCCAATTTAGAAGCTGCTGGATACGAAATAGTGTCCACTAAACTTAAACGTTTAGCCGGTGGAGCAACTCTGGTTTCGGGACAAATTAGGTTTTTTGATTCCGAAATAGGGAACTCTATCAAGGCGCTATTGGAAAGCGATGATCCGGTTTATTTCGGCGTGGCTGGCACTGGCTCCTATAAAG